GGCACAGCAGGCTTTACCGCAGGCACAGCAGGCTTTACCGCAGGCACAGCAGGCTTTACCGCAGGCACAGCAGGCTTTACCGCAGGCACAGCAGGCTTTACCGCAGGCTTTGCCGCAGGCTTTGCCGCAGGCACAGCAGGCTTTGCCGCAGTTACAGCAGGCTTACCACCAGGTGCATAGACTGGCAGTTTACCAGGTTGGGGTTTATCCACTTCAAACGCAGCCTTAGGAACAGTAAGTAATATTTCTAACAGTTTCTCATCTCTTTCTCTGTCAATATACATAGCTAAGTCACGAATTTTCTTAAGTCTTGCCTTATAGTTTTCGTATTCTGATTTTACTTCTTGATATATTGCTTCTGCCGCTTGTTTTGCAAGTGCTATTGCTCCTGCCTTTAGAAAAAAATTCATATTCTTCCCTGATTCCTCTGCACTCTTTATTGCAGCCGATTTCATTGACTTTATTTGAGAGACTATCCCTATTATTAAATCCTTTTTATCTACTTCAGCTTCGCTTGCAGGTGTCATGGTTTTTAATTCAGTTTGTGATTTTACGAATAAATCAAGTGATGGTCCAAATAAAAGATATTTATTATTAGTTGCAGTATTTACTCCAAATTTTTTTGAGTGTATGTCTGACGATGATACATAATCAATAACTTCATCAAAATCCTTAGGGGACAATATTTCAGCTGTTCCTTTTGGAATGTACTCTACAGACTTCAACATTTGTTTCACTTCAAATGACATCGGTTTAGCATAATCCATTAATGATACTCTTGGTTTTGATTTTTGACTATCATAGTAGTTTTTATATGACTGTTTAATGGTTGGGATATTGTGTTTGAAAATATTTTGAAGTTTCAGAGATACTGGATCTTTCTCACCGGAGAATCTTTCTTGAAAATCAATGTCGTTTTGTTTTATTTTAAATGGGTTTGGCCATCGATCAGGTGGATATTTTTCAAGCGCATATTTTGCTTCTAAATACCCAGTTTGAATAAAATCACTAAGTGGAATATCAGGGTATAATGGTATGAAACCTCCTCCGATTTGTTGCCTTTTTTGTGTTTTCTTGTGTTTATAAACGCGTTTTTTTGTTCTACGGTAACGTCGTTTTGTAAGGTACATTTTATATTGTAGACAGAATAAAATGTACATGAGATGGCTGGTACGCGGGCGAGCGCCTCTAAAACTCCACATTGGGTGTCGGCACCTTTTCATCCACATTGAAAAACTTCCGTCGGAAGCGTTGCATATACTTATCTGTGAGTTTCTTCTTCTTATCCAAGAAATCATGGACTGTCATTTTTCCGAGAAGCATATGGATAATCATAAATATACAGTATACACCGCATTCTGAGTCGTTCTTCTGATGATGAACATCATTGATATATTCTTTAAAATGGATCCCGTTGGCTTCGCCTTGTTCGCGAACTCGTGTCATAAACGCGCGTATTCTTCGTTGTGGTCGGTCCCCTGTGCTATCAAAGAAGAAGATGACTTTTGCGCGAACATCAATAAACATAGACACCCAGTGCTCACCTGGTTTATCATGTGGATCTGTATTGAAGACAACACCAATCTTCATTTGACCATTTTTCACATGCTTCATAATATCGAAATTACAAAGTTCGTCCCATACACATTCCCCATCGTCTAGTACCTCGTCAAAATCCACAGGAGATGGCCCGATGAATAAAAAGGAAGGAACCGCATGTTCGTATTGTTTAAGAGAATTCGCGATATCGATACTGGATAACCACGCGTGGATATCTTTCTTCCATTCTTTCGGTGCTTGAGGCGCAAATGTATAATGAAGCATCTCTTTATCCATCCCCGAAGATGCGAAATTTTGGCGCAACCAACATGCCTCCTGGTGGCAAACACGGTTCATGTTGTTTTTGAGCGCTGTCCATATCGCGCGAGGATCTGTGTCGTGGATTTTTTGATCTGGGTGGCGTTTATTCCAAAGTGTTTTCAACTTTTCGAGAGATTTGGACGAATAGCATGAGAAATCCTTGGTTTCATTGATGTCTGGATCGGTCTCGTCTTTTGGTGCACAACTTACCGCTTTAAATTTACGGTCATTGTCAGGCGCGCCTCCTTGTTCCATTATTGTAATACTAAACCTATACTATTATGTCATAAAAAATTGAACCGTTTATATTTTATTTATTCCTATTTATAGTCATTCAGTATTCATACACGAAATGGTTGTTACTCGTTCTCGTTCTCGTTCGTCTTCTTCTTCTAATGGTCACGGCGTCAGTGGCGGCGGTGCCGGCGTAAAAATACTCACTCCTTCACTTCGTACTGCCAGTATGAGATCATACAAAATATACACTGGCGGTAATAGATCGAAATCTCGCAATCACCATGACCCCTACGAAGAATCAGTTGAATCACCCGTTGTAGAGGAAGACGTGGTAATGGGAGAGGAAGACATGGAAGAAGCAGCGGCAGCGGCAGCAGCAGCAGCAGCAGCGGAAACACTTACGGGTATGAGAACCACGAACAAACACGCATGCATGAATCCGATGCATCCAATCACACGTTATATGTATCGCATGCAAGTTTTCAATAGCAGCTGTACTCATCATTACAAGACTGCATTCATCGGTTACAATAACAAAAATCGGTTGTATTATGTTCATACCATCATTTCAAACTGTTACCGTGATTCCGGCGATGCTGACACTGCTTCCACTGCCACCGCCACCGCCGGTTTACCACTTCCAGTGAATACACTCCAGATGAAGTATTCCTCGTACATAAACGAGTCCATCGAAAATTTCGTTATGACCATGCTGGTCCCTTCAAGAGAATACGACTACCACATTCGAGATGACATCATTGGCGTTGCGACCACTGAAGCCGAATTTTGCGATGCCATCTTTGGTCAGGATTCATCCTATTACGATGTCGATGGATTGTTGCATGATGAATCTTCAAATGAAACAACCAACGGGTTCAAGGCGTTTTCACTCATTCCTTCACGGAGTTACTGGTTTGATCCACTTGTTGCCGAGACACACTCGACGACTTATTCTAGTTATACGATTCATTCGGTTCTCAATATATTATCTCAATCGCAATGAGACGCCGATGCTCTCTTCATGATTTCATGTTCATAATCACGTACCTTTGGTAATCGCGCATTAATCTCTTCGTCAGTATTTCCAGCTATCGGTTTCATAACAATAAAATCATCCATTGTTTTTTTTCTTATACACATTTTATTTGCAAATGACATGATTCGGCCAGTTATTGTGCTGTTGCTGGGTGGTGGAGGGGGGTCATGATCACAAGCATCCGGCTCGGTTATAATTTGTTCTTCCGTTTGTAATATAATTGGTGTCTCTTGTATCTTTCTCTGTAATTCTTGCCGAGCTTGGGTGACATCTTCTTTCACTTCGGTTCGTTGATCCTGTTCAACCATCTCGGTAATATCATTCCACTTCAAATACTCTATACACGATTTCAAATACTCTTCATGTGCGCGATTCATTTCGTCATTCTCACATCGCTCATCAAATAAACCGCTTGTCATTGCCAAAATACGGTCTTTATAATACATCTTCTCCTTACAAAATATCTCGATGAGTGTGTCACTCGTGCTTGCAACTGCCTTTTTACATTTATCATAACGGTTACGATTCGCCATAACTGATAATGTCAATTGATTTAATTCGTTCCAGTTATCGTATGTCGTTTTTTCGGTGGTTGATGAGTCGTGGTCAGCCATTTCCGTAAGTTTATATGTTATAATAGAACAATAATTCGGTATATATTGTTGTATTAGATTATCACGAATTCGTTTTATTCGCTGCTTCCGAAGTTTTCGATTAGTGTCGCATGGTCAGATGTTCGCGTGCATTAGATCCAGCGGTCGCACGGGGTATATAGCTCGGGAAATTTCCCTGGTTCTCATTATTTTCACGTTCTGCCCCAGACCTCCCAGAAAAACCCTCTTCAATATCAGCGAATCGAACCTTATTCTGCTTTTCCTTTGTTTTCTTTTTTAGTTGTTCTTCTGGGATATAATTCGCAGCAGGTTCAATACTCGGCCCGCCTTCTCCTGTGCAGAATCCATCATACGTGCAATTCAAAGTGCGAAGCTGAAATCGTGTTGAATTTTCGAAGGTGAGTTTGCCTAAATTGTTTGGGTTCGGATTCATTGGTGCAAAATTGGTTGCTCCATTCTCAAATAAGTATGGATTTGGTTGTTCAACTGGGCGAGCATCCACCGTAACATTGTATAAGTCGCTCCTCGAATCTGGAACATACTCTGCACGATCGTTGCGCTGAAGGGCGAAGAATTGGTTTCTCAGGGATGATTCCAGATTGACACGTTCTGCCCAACCACGCCACGGCGCTTTTGCATTGCCTGGATTGAAAACGGTTTCTGTTGTGAAATGTTGGTAAGGTGGAATTTGCACAGTTGGAACGGGGCGTGTTTCTAAAATCGGCATCATCGCATACTTGGATGAAAGAGGGCGAACGCTATACGACGGTCGAAGATCCGCAGATGGAATATTTCTTTGAGATATACGTTCATTGATTTCACCAAGACGGTCATGATGATTCGAGTATGCCCCATTTACAACACCGTACATTTCCATTGTTTCTTATCGCGATGTATTCTTACTTTATAATATGAAAATATAATATGAAAATATATTGTGTAGTATGAGTAAAAAAAATTGAAATATTTTTACTCGTATATTTGTTATGCAGTGTTCAATACGTCGTATTATGTTGTTCTCTGGATTCGCTTCGAAGCTGTTAAAATACCCCATCAACGGGACCACCGAGTTTGTTCGGCCAACTCGGTCTTTCGATCACAAAGGAAACAAAAAGGTAAGTTGGATCTGTGGCGGTGTTCCGTCAATTGTTGTGAAAAATCAGCCGGAGTGTGTGACAATCAAGCCATTCGACTCGGATGTTGAGTTCGAAATTCCTCGTGCGACATTCAATGAAACATTCGTTCCGTGTGCGCGTGATGAGATCAGCGTTTACAGTGATGTTTACCCTGGCGGAAAAGTCCCATTCTCTGAATTCAATGTCCCCAAAATCAATCTCAAAAACCTACTGGACACATTCAAATCAAACACGTCGCTCTGCACCATCATCGAAAAATGCAAACAGGACGCATACGTCTCAAAAGGAAACACCAAATGCATCAAGATTGGCGCTCTTCATCAGTTCGAAGCCGATGCTGCTGCTGTTGCTGCGGCAACGACGGCTACCACTTCTGTCGAGGAGGGGGGCGCGGGCACTAGTGCGGGCACCACAGGATCTTCACTCACGCGAACTGGTGATCCATACTTCAATCGTCGTTCCCGTCACAGCCCTCCTGTACCAAAATCAATGAGCCGTGCAGAGTATGAAGCTTGTTCATCATTTCCGAGACCCATTGGAGTCAGGGAAGCCGACTTCGCGTGGCCAACTGAACAAAACGAAATCTTGGTCTCGCTCATCAAACAAATCTTCGCATGCGAAGGCGCGCCCGAACTGCCAGTGGAAATTCAACAACAATTGGGAATTGAAGTTGGATCAATCGTCGCCAATAGCCACAAGTGCTTATGGTGTGGTGAAACAGTAAGTGTACAAGAACTCAATCAGTCCTATTGTGCAGAGGAACACAGTGTCAACTTTTGCCATCGCGACCCCGAAACTGGAACAAAGGCTGGGAATGTCTATATCGGTCACTGCTCTTGTAACAGAGAACAGGGCGGTCATTCTGAAGAAGAGCGAATTGAACAAGTGTTACGTCTCATTCGCGCAAATCCCGCCCATCAAAAGAAATACGCGAGGATGTTCCGGGAACTCATCTTGTCGGATGACGCGTCATCATCAGCGGAGGCAACAAATATGCCAGCGATCTCTTTTGAGGACATATTAAATTCATATTAAATAATACAGGAATTAGGTCCTGATTATAAACGTAAGGCAGTCAATGCGGTCAGTGCGTCGACCATTTTTTTTGTCATTTCAAGGTCGATACGTGTGTCCATCATGATTTCACCAATATCATTGTCACTCAGCGACGCCATGATACTACCTGTTAGGTAGGCGTTGTGCTGAATAATGAACTCTTTTTTGGTTATATTTGCGAACAATATATACGCTGCTTGTGTGCTATACGGGCGAATTACGGAAACGCCGTTTGTTGAAATATAATTGTCGGAGTCATCCAGTATGATACAATAGGATACATTTCCTTCTAATTTGCTAACCAATATATCGTATTTTTTAAGCGAATATTTGGCGCGTGATGGCAATTCCCAGCCGTATAACTCTTTACTACCATATAACGGTGTTGATATCTCACCAATATCGATATACTTGTACTTTTTCTGTTTTTCGATCTTGGTTTGTTTCAGTACCAACTGCGCGATCTTGTGTATTGGAACGCACCCAGGATTCGATTTTAGTTTTGTTACTAGTGAGACGTAGTTGCTGCTATATCGCTTGACGTCTAGAATCAAATTTTGTAATGATCCCGACATTACTGACTCGTATGCGGATGCACCGTCGTCGTGCGTTGTCATATTCGGTATGTTGAAGTCGCGAGCAAAGACCGCGATACGTGATGCACAGTCTACTAAATCATTATCGACGATCTTGACTCCGTCTTGCACGCATATTTCTCCAGTTTCACGGACGATCTTATATTTGATCGGGGTATTTGCTTTTGTAAGCTCATACCCGATGTTCTCGATGGTAGAAATGCAGATCGGGTACGGTTCGGTCGATGCTGACGCCGCTGTCGCCTTCTTTTGAATCATTAGTATATAGGTATTGACACCAGTTCCGCTCCGCTTGAATGATTGCTTCGGTAATTCAATCGACGCAATCACGCGATTCCGCAACAACATTTCACGGAGCTCCATACACGGCTTCGTCGAATTCCCAACATATCCTGCAGGAACAATCGCAAATAAGATTCCATCGGGTTTTAATAGCTTGAGGCCTAATTCCAGAAATAGAATACCGATTTCCTGTTTCTTTCTACCAACCCCGAGCTCGTAATGTTGTAGGATATTGTTATCGGTGATAACGGTGCTTGACCCGAAAGGCGGATTCATTGTAACATAATCAAACCTGGCGGTGGGGACGATGTCTGCGGTGGCAATCACCAACGAATTCTTGCATTGGATATGATAGTTGGTCTTCATATTCAGTTCATAATTGAACCGGCAAAGCTCCAGTGCATGCTCATCGATATCCCATATATGAGTTTCTCCGGTATAATGAACCAATAAATCACCTGTCCCACCTGCGGGGTCTACTGCCGCTTTTCCAGGAATCATTATTGCTGTTATGAATTCTGAAATCGTCAATGGTGTATAAAACTGGTCCAGCTTGTACCGCGTAAGCTTGCTTCCAAAGAGCATGAACAATTCCTGGGATATCTCTTTGTTTGTAAAATCAATCGCATTTATTGCTTCCATAATGTCGCTGAATCGTGGATCGAATGCGGCCGACCCTGCTCCATGTGTTTTCCGCTTTTCAAACAACGTGGTCAATACTCCAATTCGGTCTTCTTGCTTGATACCTTTATTGTGTAATAGTTGGTTGATGTGATTGATGTGCTTGCTATTGGGATTGTCTACCATTGAAGTTTGTAGGCTCGTGTCTATGGTTACAAATGCTTATATAAGAATAGGCTATTTATATCAATTTTATTACGAGAATAGTAATGAAATTGTTATACAGAATATATACTTAAAGGGTTTAAACCGTATGCCTTGAAACAATATACACAAACCACGATATCATGTGCGGGATATTTTATTTTCAAACTGTCGGTCGTTTATCACTTGCTCAACTGAAAACACTGCAAGAAAACTCATTATTGTCGTGCCATCGTGGACCAGACAAGTCGATCTTCGTGAAAGATGAAACGCGTGCATGGGGATTTCATCGTCTTTCAATTAACGGAATGGATCCCACTGCAGATCAACCGTTTCATCTTAAAAACTGTCGCTTGATTTGTAATGGTGAAATCTATAACTTTCGTCAGCTAATCACAGAGTTCAGTTTAGAAGGTCAGTATAAGAGCGGATCTGACTGTGAGATTATTATTCATTTGTATCGCAAAATCGGCATGATGGAGACTGTTCGCCGATTGGATGGTGTATTCGGCTTTGTATTGCATGATTACGAAAATGGCACGACCTACGTTGCGAGAGATCCAGTAGGTGTACGCGCACTTTATATTGGTGTTAGCCGACATGACGGCGTGTTCGGTGGAGAACACTCTGATTTAACGTGCGTCTCAATGAACCCTGATCATTATGGTCTATGTGTAGCAAGTGAAATGAAATCAATTCACGCAATTTGTGAGACGGTTGTCCAATTTCCCGCTGGTTGTTATATGGAGTATATCGGCGAGGATAGTGTGGATGGAACCGCTATTTTCCGCACGTATTATGATTATGCTAGTATTGATACTGATGTGGGTGGAGGATTGAAGAAAACAAATGAGTTGTCAATGTTGGAATGCCAACTGAAAGAGCTTCAAGTGAATTATATGTACCCTGCTGCCGTATCTGATGCCAGCGATGACGCGGTTTATGAAGCGGAGATATGCGCGAATATCCGCGACTTGTTCACGAAAGCAGTTGTAAAGCGTCTTATGAGTGAACGACCGGTTGGATGTTTACTGTCGGGCGGCCTGGATAGTTCACTTGTCACTGCGATCGTTGCGAGAGAATTGAAGCGGACTGCGCCGGATACTGTTCTGAATACGTACAGTATTGGTCTAGAAGGATCCGTTGATTTGATGTGGGCTCGTCGTGTGGCGGAGCATTTGGGAACGTGTCATCACGAGGTATCGCTCACCGAACAGGATTTCTTGGACGCGATCTATGAGACGATTTATCAGACTGAGAGTTATTGTACTACGACAATTCGCGCATCCGTTGGAAATTACCTCGTGAGTAAATATATTCAACAACAAACCGACGATGTGGTGATTTATTGCGGGGATATGTCGGATGAAATCTTTGGATCCTATCGCGGATTCCAGAAAGCACCAAGTGATGTGGATTTTCACCGGGAAAATGAGCGGATGATTCGTGATGTCCGATTCTTCGATTTACTGCGGTCAGATAAGAGCATTAGCGGGGCTGGATTAGAGGCACGCGTACCTTTCGCAGACAAAGAGTTTCTTGCATACGTTATGCGTATTCCGGCGCGTTTCAAGCGTTTTACCGATGAAAAAATGGAGAAATACCTTCTTCGAAAGGCGTTTCAGGATGAGGGGCTGTTGCCTGAAAATGTGTTGTGGCGTAGAAAAGAGGCGTTTAGTGACGGCGTAAGCTCGGCAGATGGTGGGCGAACATGGGTTCAGATGATCAAAGAATATTCTGAGCGGATGGTAACTGATGGCGAATTCAATAATAAGAATAATTATATGTATTCGGTTCACAATCCGCCGTATGACAAAGAAAGTTTCTACTATCGTCGGGTGTTTGAGACAATATACGAAGGTCGCGGATCTACGATACCGTATTATTGGCGGCATCCATTTTGTGAGGGAGTGCTTGACCCATCGGCGCGTTTGCTCGATTTTTATGTGTCATCCGAGACACCGTCCTAGATTTTAATATGACAATAATATAGACGATTTCTCATTGTTTAAAAATGAATACAATTATAAATACAATCGAAGACTTTATCGCATCCACATTGTATACACTTCGTGAAATTTTGACGCCGATTTTCAATAAATACGCGTCTTATTTCAAATACATTGATTACTTTATCTACGGTACATATATTGTATTATTGCTTGGATTTTATACGACTGTTCCTCAGTATATTCCAGTATTACGAAATGTCTTATTATATTCAGCGGTAGTTATATTGATACTACGTTTCAATGATATCTCTTGGAATAATTCAAAATTCTCGATTCTTGGTGGAAGTAAATTTAGTGAATTTGATCGACGTCTCATCATGTACACATGTATCTTCATTTTGATTACTCATATCGCGTCTGAAACAGTAATTCAATATACGCAGAAGCAAATTTCACAAAAAATCATACAGCCTGTAGGTACTGGCGTCATTAATCCTGTCTACAATTATCTTACGGGGATCGGGAGCGGTGGCAGTGGCAAGTGACGCATGACGAATTGATAAAAAATTGAATTGTTTTTATCAATCAATAAAGTAGGCATTGAAACGAAGTTATCAGAATACAATGTCAGGAAGTGAAAGTGGAAGTTTACTTGAAAGAGCAAGTGATGCGATACAACAGGATCTGGATACAATGATGGCGATTCTCGAGGACAATCAGCACAACATCCCCGAAGGTGAGTATTTGCGAGGAATGAATGCACTTGGATCTTTACACAAACAAAAACGTACTGTGTTGGCCCAGAAGCGTCCAGGTGATATATTGCGTTGTTGGAAAACACTTGACGAAATTGAAGAACAAGACGAAGATCTCTACGACGAAGTCATGGAAGTTGCAGACAATATTGTCATGGAAATATGTGGCGAAGATTCCAGTATCTTTTCAGACAACGATGTCAATCTTGTTCGTCGCGGACAAGAGCGCGAGGCATTTCAAATGCTGATGAACTACAAGCCTGCCGAAGGAAATGCTGGCTACGAAACAAGCCCCATGGTTCTTCATCATGCAATTCAGGTGATTATGGAACGTTTGTTTCATGATACCATTCATGAACTGGATATTGTCCGTCCGGTGAGTTGCCAGTGTGGATGGCGTGGCGCACAAGGTAACTGGGACAAACACGTTTCAAATGCGCGTCATCAGCGCTGGGTGCACAATGAACACCAACAGAAATTCGAACGTGCTCTCATGAAAGCTCGAGAGATTATTATCGCGCGTCGAGAGAATGGAATCGTTTACATCAATGAGTTACATGCGACCCCTGCCGTAAGGGTAGCGACTGAAGAGGCAGTGAACGCGGCAGAGCTTGCTGGAGAACGTGTTGTCTTTATGGGAGCTGATGGCAACTTGTCCTGGTTTGCCGCGTGAATGGAATGATCGCCTATCGATTACGTATTGTTTTATTACGCATAATCTTAGAAGTATTCTTGTCAATATAAAATACATGCCCGGTAGCAGAAACAGGGCTAGAGTTTCTTATGCTACCATTTTTTTTAGATGTTTTTGTATTGCGTCGTCGGTGTGATGATGACGATCGTAATGGACGTACCGGGTGAGGAGGACCTTCTCGAAAAAACTGTTGAAGATGATATAGTATATATTTACTGATGATTTCTTCTATTTCTCGCGGGTTTAGTTTTTGCTGATTTGCCTTTACATCATATTCCGATAGATTCGCGTACTTTACAAAGAGATTATGTATCTCGATCGAGAGAATCTGTTTTTTAGCAGAGGATGATAACCCAGACGTAATCGACGGAATATGGAATTTATCAAACACATCACGATATAATGCACTGTTCAGAAATCGGACGACGAATAACTCGAATGGTATATACGAATGATAGGCCTGCAATTTTATATAATAGACGCGTTCATCCACCATTTTAGGATGCTCTAGATCATCCAAGAAACATATTTCGATATCGGCTGGTAGACGTCCGCATCGAATGAACTCTTTTACTGTTTTTTGATTCGTTGTTCGCTGCGGGTACGATGATGATAATCTTGTAGTCGTATCATGATTCGGTTTGAATCCACCGATAGTATGATCAAATAAAGGAGGGACGATTGCTAGACCGCCATTTGTTGTAGATGAAGAAGATGCTGAGGCTGCTGCACGCAGTTTATGTTCGAAATATCCCCGAATATGTCCCACCCATTTATCCGGGCCAGCATTATTCGTATATATCATCACTTTATTACATACACCAGCATTCTTCTTTTTACGAATATAATCCAATATACGCACCATATTTGGTCGTATAATTTCAGGATATAAATCAACTAAATCATTGAAGTAACGGTATATGATATCAGGTTTGTTGAAATATTCTTCTAATACATGCCCAAAGATAGAGAATTGTGTGAAATTGCCGAGTGTCTCATCTACGTCAAACACTACGACCTTCGGTTTCATTTATATTTATATTTATATTTATATTATTATATAATAACAACAATAATATTAATGAAAAATATACCAAAATATACAGATAATGATATTGATGAAGATATGAAGTTAACCCGTGCAGATTACATAAAAATTCTTCATCATTATCAAGGTGATCGTGCAACACGCAAAAATAAAAAATCGGTCAAAGAACAGGCTCACCAAATCCTCGCTCAAAAGTTGTGTCGGTGTATTAAATCAGTTGATGATAATGCGTCAAATGAGCCTGACAAAGGCCGTCGTATTGCTTATTGTACAAAATCTATCTTCAATAGAAAGGGATTACGTCAACATGGTTTTCAATGTAAAACAAAGACCGGGAAATTACGACCTAAGATGACGCGTGACGTCACTAAGACTGCAAAGCGTTTGATAATAACTTAATGAGTGACCTCATCATCACCGTCATCCTCTACGTATTCTACCGCTCGTAGAATCATAAGCTCTTCTTGACTTAATCGCTGAAATACTACATTTAGTTCAAATCGGACATTATATACGAATTTCTTGACGTTTCGAATTGTCATAATATGTAGCTTTTCTTCCGGATTTTCGCGCACACGGAATAACGTTCCACCAAGCGTTACGTAGGGACGCGTTTCGAGAGAACGAAGCGGTATCCATCGAATAAGTTGGTTATGTTTAAGATCCCATGGATTTTCAATCACGCGGTACATGTGTAACTTGCGCTCGAATTCCTCCATTTTCTCAGGTGTCAAATTCAACGACGAGAGAATCTCGTGTCTTCGAGCCGTTATTTTTTTCAACGTCATATTCGCAATTGTGTTATTCTCTGCTTTGTTCATTGCAGATAATATCGCATTAATATCGAGAGGAAATGTAGGTTCATCTAATACAGATTGCAGTAGATCTTCATCAGAATCAACTGCGTAATCTGTATCTTTTACGCTTGGATGCCTTCGTTCTTCTTCAGCGACAGGTGATGATTCGCTATCGCTACTTTCTATATTATCATTTTCACTCCAATCTTCGCTTACATCATCATCGTTTGTTGTCTCGTCGTCGTCGTCGTTATCGTCATTGTCATCTTCGCAATGATGCAATAAGGTATTGATATTCAGCTCTTCGTAATCGGATAAATCATGAGATGATTCCCGTTTAACGGACATTGATCGGGACCTTGAGCGTGACCGCGACTGTGACCGCGATCTACGACCACCCCCTACCGATGGCCGCATATATTCTAGATCGACAACTACTGTCTTCTTCATTAACAATACGCAATAAATAAATACATTCAATTCTGTTTATTATAGATACAACCTCTGTTAATTGACACTGGCTGTTTCACTTTTTACCGCAAACGACTACACCCTTACTGAAAATGAGAGCATATATAGCATTATCTTATAGCTTTTTGAAAAGTCAGTAAGGCGGGATGATGGTGCAGATCGGTCGAAAATTGGCGCCGGTGGTGTATTCGTAAAACTGCCTGATTGCGATCCAGTGAGTTTTTGTGGTTATGATCCGCGAAATATCAAATTATGCTCTCGTCAGGCTAAATGTGCAAAAAAACGTGTTTTAAAAGTAAAACGGACAAACCCGGATTTGGACATTTTTGGAAAAATACCATTTTACCCTTTTTCATTTAGCGGGATATATAGCCGTCGAGCTTTTGGTGATGTGACTGATTATGGTGCAAATGTTGCCAAAATCTCTAAAGTGTCAAAATGCACTTTGGATACAAAACTGGGGTAAAAGACGACAAAAGACGACAAAAAACGTGACGATGATGTTCGATTTTTCATGTGATAATGGCAACATTTAGACCAATCGATGGTGCGAATGTAGCCGAACCCTTGGGGTAAAATGAATTACCGATCACAAATCAATAAAATATAATAGAGATATAATATAGACTGTATATAGAGTGAATATAGCCGAACTAACTACAAAAATATACACAATTTTTGGGGTAAAAGACGACAAATTTGGGGTAAAAGACGACAAATTTGGGGTAAAAGACGACAAATTTGGGGTAAAAGACGACAAATTCAAAGGGAATAAAAATGCCGCGAAAGTACACCGATTACTCGAAGACATATGTCTACCGACTAACTTGTAAAAATCCAATGATTTCAGACGCATATATTTCGTATACTACCAACTTAACACAACGGAAGTATAAGCATAAGCGCGAAGCTTTGGATCTTTCTATTCAGACAAGGTTGTATGATTCCATTCGAAAGAATGGTGGATGGATAAATTGGAAGTGTGAAATTCTGGAAGATTGTGCTTGTAACAATGAATTACAGGCGAAGGAACGGGTACTTTTCTATATTTTGAAAATGAAACCAAATTTGAACGATGAAAAAATGGCTGAAAAGTCAATTGACGAATATTCCGATCTTCCAAGTTTTCCTGATTTTAAACCAAATATTTTCGGCGGTGAAATGGCCGTAACGGTCGCGACGCCTGTTTTTGAAGCGGAGATTTTTGGCGGCGCAGTCAATCGAACAAGTTCTGTGGCTCCGCCAGCTACGAAGGATGGAAAATACATATGTCTTTGTAAAAAATCCTACGCACACAGATCTAGCTACTATAAGCATACGTCAACATGTCTTCAGTTTCAACACAATCGATCTGCAAATCCTGTGAACTCCGTGTCTGTTTCTATTATTTCTACTACAACAACTATGACAACGACCCGTACGACAACTACGACATCTGCATTACCAACAAGTGTTGTAGATGACGCAAATACGATTGATCATGATGAAGAGAATAAAGGCAATGAGAGTGATAATGACAACCGAATCGTTCGTTATCGTTTCAAATCTAAAAAAAATGCGGCGGAAATGAACCAAACAAATCCCGAAGTTTTCCATTATTCCAATCTTTCAGAACCTGCAGAATTGACGATGCAAATATCCGAAAATTCAAATGTCAATAGTGATACAGATGATAGCGATAGTGATGCAACATCGCGCTCATCATCGTCAACTAGATCGAATGCAATCATTCGTAATGACAGCGACGATGACGAAGATGACAGAGACGACGACAACGTATCTGAAATAACCGGTACATCCGATGCAAATTCGTCCGTCGTTTCTGAACTTCTTGCCGAACAAAATGAGAAACTCAAGGATTATATACGTAAAATGATTTCGGCGCTTACCATTGGCAAGAAACGAAACAAGAAATCTCTCGTAAATTCACTTGTGTTCGAGCTATTAGACCAGAATAAAACACTCCAGAAGCAAATCGTCGAATTAAGCAAAGAACGTAATATCATCGTGAATAATACGAACAATAACCAGTTTAATCTGAACTTTTTCTTGAACGAACAGTGTAAAGACGCGGTGAATCTCTCGGACTTTGTCAATTCTCTCGAAATCACGATGGACGATCTAACTTATACACGGAACCAAGGACTCGTCGAAGGAATTAGTAAAGTCATGATCGATGGTTTGAAACAAATTGACCTATACAAACGGCCGATTCATTGCACAGATCAGAAGCGAGATACAATTTATGTGCGCGATAATCATCAATGGGCGAGAGATGAAGGGAATGCGCGGATGCGCCAGGCGTTCGTTGATATTGCGAACAAGGAGTACTTTGCGATTAAGAAATGGATGGATTTACATCCGGGATGGGAGACGAATAGCAGGTTACAGGATTTTCATCATAAGATGGTAAAGAACGTCCTTCACGAAATCAAGGATGACCCGATTGGTGAACGTAAGATTATGAAAAGCATCGAACGAGAGATTTTTATAGAGAAATGAAATGAAAATGATTATATAATATAATATAATAATTTATTATACATGAAAACAAAAACAAATCGAAGAGTGAAGCGTAGTAAAAAAACACGGCGAACACGTAGGAAATTAAGAAAAGTGAAGGGTGGTGGGTTTGGGATTATAAATAAGGGTCGTGAATGGTTGGAATGGCGTAATCGTCGTAAGCAAGATATGGATAAAATAGATAATGACTATTTGGATTGTAAACTAATTTGTGAGACGAATCGTAATCGTAAACTTAGAGAAGTCAAAGAACAATATGATAACGAATGGGCAAGAATAACCGTACAAGCTTCTTCAAGAAAAGTACACCCCGAGCCGATTAAGGCTCAAGTTCCCACGATAGTTCCGGCGAAAGAAGAATATGACGAAGTCAAGGCTGCCGTCGACAAATACAAAAGAGATTATAGATCAACTTACCCAAGTGATCCATTAGACGATTTGCCTCCAAATGGTCTTCACAGTGATTATGTATATTCGCCTTCGAATAATACAGGTAAAAAAACCGATAACGGGTGGTATGTAGATCTAGGCAGTTCGACCATTCGAAATATCCATAATAAAGCTATCAGTCTTAAAACCATTGGACTACAGAACCATTATGAATGGTACATTACAAGATTACCAAATCCGTCAGTTAAATACAAATCATCCATACCAAATTCTCCCGAGTATACATTAGTTCAAATAGGTACGAACTTAGCATGGAAAAATGAATCTACTGGAAAGTTAATTGAATTTTCAACCCATAGACCCTTATTAATAACCGATAATGATCGCGAAATATTAATATATCCATACCAATCCAGTCCCGCCAAGCTAGAATCGGCCTTTAATTATGAGAAATATACTAAAGAGAAGCCAACCCAAAATGGTTGGTATGTAGTGAAAGACTCAACTTCTGGGCCGGGTTATGGTAGCTTGAACAGTTTAGAACATGATAATTTACATAATAAAGATGACAATAGCAAATGCAGTTTAGTTCAATTGGGTAATTCTAATGTCACTATATATTTAGAATCCATAGAAAATTTACCTGATCCATCAGATGTTTATATATTTAATTATGAAGATGGTACTATTACAGAATTATCATTAAAATGTGAAAACAATAATAGGTTGGTGTGGGTTGACAATAAAAATACATTCCGAGCTAACTATAACCCAGAGAAGCCAGAGCGCATCACTTACAATACTAAAGAGTATACCTTAACAAAAAAAGTAGAACCATGATGAATATGTGCATAAAGTTGTTAGATAATGCGATTTATTTTTGATTTCATCGAAATGCGCGAGATTCTTACAATTTAAATGTTATTGTATGTATGTGATGGGAGAATCGTGTCCTTTATCAATATACAT